AGCTGGATAAATCCTCTAGCTTATCTAGGTTGTCATAGTTAATGACGACCACACTGGCGTCGCTCTGCAACGCATCCACCCTTTGCACTGGCGTGCCGACAGCCAGAGCAGGGACGACGCCAGACCATTTCGGCGCTTCGACAGGCCACACATCCGTGCAGACGCGCTTGGGCGCTACCACCAGCCAGCGTTTGACATGACCGTCGCGCAGCATCTCGTCCATCGCCGTCAGGGTAATGGCCGTCTTGCCCGCGCCGACAGGCGCAAGGATCATAGCGCGGTCGCGTTCGTACAGGAACGTCGCCGCCTCTTGCTGGTACGGCCTTAGTTGAAGCGTTTGAGCCATGCGTCCACATCCTCTACTGACCACAGGCACGCGTAATGCTGCTTCGTGTGCGTCATCTCATCTGCAAAGATACGCTGCAACGCAGACAGACGCCCGCCAGCTTTTTTTAGTTCGATGAACCAAGCCTCACCGTTGGGCATACAGGCGATGCGGTCGGCGACGCCGACTTGCGTAATGCTGCGGAACTTATAGGCAAAACCGCCCGCCGCCCGCACGCGTTTACAGAAATACCGCTCTATTTCTTTCTCAGTCATAAAAGGGGGCTACTACAAAATTTTTTGCATTTCAAGGGTTGCATCAAATTTTGTTGTATGTATTATGGCCGCTCAAACAGTGAAGTGAGGTTCAATATGCAGCACAGTAAAATAGTCGGCGGCTCGACCGCCAAACGCGTCATCGCCTGCCCCGGCAGCGTGGCGCTGGTAGACACCGTCCCGCCAAAGCCCAGCAGCAGCTACGCCGACGAAGGCACGCTCCTGCACGACACCATCGCGTCTATATTAGAGAGCGACCTTGACCCGTACAGCTTGGTTGGCACGACATATGAGAAGACCGTGCTGACCGAAGCGTTGGTCGATGACAAGCTGATACCGGCGCTGCGTGCGCTGGACGAGATAGACCCCAAGGGGGAGATGGAATATGCGGTTGAAAGCCGGGTTGGTTTTGGTGATTTTCTGCCTGACGTTTTTGGTTCTACCGATCTTCTTGGTCGCATTGGTAGTCGAGCGATTGTTCTGGATTGGAAGTTTGGCGATGGTGTGGCTGTCGAAGTCGAGGAAAACAGCCAGCTACTCTTCTACGCTGCGGCGGCTAAACGCACGCCGGAAACAGCGTGGGTCTTTGAAGGTGCCACCGAAGTCGAACTAATCATTGTACAGCCGCCCTACGTCAAGCGTTGGGTGACAGACCTTGCCCGCGTTGACGGGTTTGAGAAAGAACTTGCCGCTGCCGTTAATATTGCGAAGCGTCCCGACGCGCCGTTGGCGTCAGGCGACCATTGCAAGTGGTGCGCGGCAAAGCCCGTTTGCCCTATTATGACCGGCGCTGTAGACCGTGCGCTGAAGGCGAAGCTGGAAGCACTGCCAGTTGACCAGATCGCACACTATCTGGAACAGGCGCCGCTGATTGAAGGGTTCATCAAGGACTTGCAGCAGTTGGCGCATGGGCTTCTGGAAGAGGGGCAGAAAGTCCCCGGATGGAAGCTGGTCAACAAGCGCGCCACAAGACAGTGGACAAATGAAGATAAGGCTGTAGCCTTCCTGACAGGCGTTGGTGTAGAAGCATGGGGCGACCCCAAGCCGCTGTCACCAGCCCAAGCGGAAAAGGCTTTGAAGAAAGCCAAAATAGAATTGCCGGCGGACTTAATTGTCGCCGTCTCCAGTGGCTCTACCCTTGCGCCGGAAAATGATCCCCGGCCAGCGGTTTTGCAAATCGGACAGACGCTTACCAAAGCTATGTCTAAAATCCAGTAAACAGAAAGGTACAATACAATGTCGAATATCACAACTTTTGGTGGCGCTAACTTGCCGTCCGTTCAGTCACTCTCCGGCGCGTTGCGCTCCATTCAGTCTGAGGTCGCCCCCGGCGGCACAGTCATTCTGAAGATGGACAAGACAGGCCATTGGGTTTTCGGTGCAGACCAGACCGAAGTCGAAGACGGCAGCCTGTGGGCGGCCAATCCGTTCTCATTCGTGCATGGCTACATCGCATGGGGTAAAGGCGAAGTGCTGGCTGAAAAGCTGGTGCCGGTGTCAGAGCCGCTGCCGCAGCTTGACCCTGCGCCATCCGGCGCGGAACGCGGCTGGGAAATGCAAGTCGGCATGATGCTGGTTTGCACGAACGGCGAAGACAAGGATATGCAGGCACGCTTCACGGCTACATCAGTCGGCGGCAAGCGTGCGGTGCAGGCTTTGGCGGTTGCCATCGCCGATCAGGTCGAGAAAGACCAGAACAAGCCAGTGCCGTTGATCGAACTGAAGTCTGAGCATTACCAGCACAAGACCTATGGACGCATCTATACGCCTATCTTTAACATCACCGATTGGGTGTCGATGGACACAGCTTCGGTTGAAGAGACAGAGGACGCGGAGTTGGAAGTCGCCGCTGAACCTGAAGCCGCTGATGGTGCGCGTCGTCGTCGTCGCGTAGTATAACAGGGTGCGAAAGCCGGGGCGTGTTGGGCGTCCCGGCAAGTAGCGGAAGAGTGAGAACTTCATGTCTAAATTATGGGTTGATTTTGAAACGCGCAGCCGTTGCGACCTTCGCAGCCGCGGCGTGTATAATTACGCGCAGGACGCCAGCACCGATGTGCTGTGTATGTCCTACGCATTTGATGACGAAGACGTGCGGACGTGGCTTCCCAGTGAGCCTTTCCCGCAGGCCGTGCGTGACCACAAGGGGCTGGTGTACGCGCACAACGCAGCGTTCGAGCGCCTGATATTCTGGTATGTCCTTCAGGTCGATTTCAAGCTGGAGCAGTTCTACTGCACCGCAGCCCAAGCGCGCGCCAACTGTGCGCCGGGCAGCCTTGAGGATGTGGGCCGCTTCGCTGGCGCTACCATGAAGAAAGACCATCGCGGCGGACAACTGATCCGCGCGCTGTCCATCCCGCAGTCCGACGGCACATTCCGTGAAGACGCCGCGCTGATGCAGGAGATGATTGAGTACTGCGAAATGGACGTTAAAGCCATGCGCGCCATCGCGCAGGCGCAGCGTCCGCTATCGGCTGATGAGTTGGCCGACTACCACACCAACGAGCGCATCAACGACCGCGGCGTCCTGCTTGACAGGCCGCTGGCGCAGGCGGCGGTGCGCTACGCTGAGACTGAATTGGCTGAGATACAGTCCATCGTTGAAGAGGTGACGCACGGCGAGATTAAGTCCGTCCGCAGCCCGAAGATGAAAGATTGGGTGTTAGCTAGGGTAGGGCCGCAGGCGCTTGAAATGGCAACCGTGATGAAGGACGGCGTCGAGAAGCTGTCCATTGACAAGAACGTGCGCGCCAACCTACTCGTGCTGGCAGAGGAGAACCCAGATGAAGTGCCATCGGAAGTCGCGGAAGTCATCCAGTGCGCGGACGATCTGTGGGCATCGTCCGTTGCAAAGTTCCAACGTGCGGCGGCGCTTGCTGATGAGGAAGATTTTCGCGTTAGAGGAGCGTTCGTATTTGCTGGAGGCAGTGCTACTGGACGCGCTTCATCGTTTGGGCTTCAGGTCCATAACTTCCCCCGCAAGTGCGCCGCCGACCCTGCATTAGTGCGGCAGGCTATGGTGCGCGGGCACCAGATTGTTCCTGAATATGGTCGCCGCGTGACGGACGTGCTGAAGGGTATGCTACGCCCTGCGCTGATGGCTGACAAAGGCAAGCGGCTGGTCGTCGCCGATTGGGCCGCCATCGAAGCGCGGGTGACGCCGTGGGCGTCCAACAGCGTCTTCGGCGCGAACAAGCTGGACATCTTTGCCAAGGGTGAGGACGTGTACAAGCACAACGCTATGGCGACATTCCATGTCGGCTATGACGACGTTGACAAAGACCAGCGCCAGATCGGCAAGGTTCAGGAGTTGGCGTGTGGCTTTGCCGGCGGCGTCGGTGCGTTCGCCAGCATGGGCCGTATCTACGGCTTGCTAATGTCGGAGAGCGACGCAAAGCGCATGGTGGACGCATGGCGGCGCGCTAACAAGTGGGCCGTGCCTTACTGGTCTGGCCTTGAGGACACCTATATGCGTGCCATGCGGAACAAGGGCCGCGAGTTCAAGATAGGCCGCGTCACATATTTATTCGACGGGCTGCATCTTTGGTATGCCCTTCCGTCTGGCCGTGTGTTATGTTATCCTTTCGCTCGTTTTGACGACGAAGGCAATCTGACCTATGCCAAGGCTTCATGGAAGCCAGCCGCAGACGCTAAGGAATGGCCAAGGGCGCGGCTGTGGCGCGGTCTGGCGTGTGAAAACATCACGCAGGCTGTCGCTAACGACTTGCTGCGCGCCGCCTTACGTCGGTTGGATGACGTAGTGCTGCACATCCACGATGAAATCGTCTTGGAAGTGCCAGAAGATGAAGCCGAAGCCGCCGCAGCGCGGCTGGTGCAGATTATGTGTGAGCCGCCACCTTGGGCCGCAGGGCTACCCCTGAACGCTGAAGTGGCAATTATGGAACGATACGGCAAATAAAGGAGCAAGCGATGAGTGAGGATCGCACGAAGTTCATAGAGTATATAACGGGATTGGCGACGGACAATGTGGGCGAAACAGCCCTTGTTGTGCGTCAGAAGCCGCAGCACGACAGCGACGGCAACATGATATTCCACGCAGACGGCGCGCCGAAGGCGACCTTCCCTGCGTTCCTGCCAGAAAAGACCCGCATGAAAGAAGGCGAGGCATGGTATGTCAACACAGGCTCGTTCATCGTTGACCGCTTTGTAGACGGCAAGCCAGCCGCTAAGTCCAGCAACGTCGAGTATGTGTTGTTTATGATGCTGGACGACGTTGGCACAAAGTCAAAAGAGCCGCCGCTTGCGCCGACATGGGTGCTGGAGACCAGCGAAGGTTCGTTCCAGTGGGGTTACGCGTTCAGCGAACAGCCACGCAAGGGCGACTTCTGCGCTGCCATCAAGGCCATTGCCGATGCAGGCTACACCGACCCCGGCGCAACTAACGCTGTCCGCAACTGCCGTATCCCCGGCAGCATCAACATGAAGCAAGGACGCAATAACTTTGCTGCGCGGCTGGTATCGTTCAACCCTGAGCGTGAGTATACGCTGGGGCAAATCTGCGATGCGCTGGACGTTACGCCAGAGGAAGGTGACACAGCCGACTATAAAGCCGTGCAGTTGCGCGACACTGGCCTTGACAACGTCCTGACATGGCTTGGCGAAAACAACCTAGTCTTGTCGCACATCAACGCTGACGGCTGGTGCGGCATCGTCTGCCCTAACCATGACCAGCACAGCGACGGCATGATTGAGGCGCGCTATAAGCCGCTCGACCGTTCGTTCTGTTGCTATCATGGGCATTGCCAAGACTTAGACAGCCGCACCTTTCTTGATTGGGTAGCGGCGAACGACGGTCCGAAGGTAACGCCGGGCTTGCGTGACGAACTAATCGCAGAGCGTCTGGCGTCGATGTATGAGAAAATCGCGCCGAACGACGCTTTTCCTGATGAGGCCGCAGCGCGTGTGCGTGAGGTCGAAAAGAAAGAAGCGGGACGGCTGGAACAAAGCGAATGGTTTGAGCGTTTCGCCTATATACAGTCCGATGACTGCTATTTTGACATGGTGACGCGTCAAGAGATAGCGCGTAACGTCTTCAACGCCCTGTTCCGTCACGTTGACTGCAAATCCCTGCACGGCAAGAAACCGCGCATTTCGGCGTCTTACTATTACGACGAGCGCCGTCAGGATCGCGGCGCGCCTGCGCTAACAGCGGTGACGTTCGCCGCTGGCGATGACACCTTGGTGACGCGTGACGGCTTGGTCTACGGCAACCGCTGGGTGGACGGACGCCCTGATGTGTCGGACAGCGACAAGATCGCAGACCATGACGTCGAGCCGTGGCTCCAGCATTGCCGCGATCTGGTGGCGGATGACGAGGAGTTAGACCACATCCTTGACGCTATGGCGTTCAAGATACAGCATCCTAACGTTAAGATAAACCATGCTATCCTGATCGGTGGTGATGAAGGCGTCGGTAAGGACAGTATGTTCCAGCCGTTCCTGTGGGCGCTGGGCGGTCAACACTGGCGCAACAGGTCAGTCATTGAGGCTGGCGGGTTGGACAGCCAGTGGGGCTATGCGCTTGAGGCTGAAGTTGTCATCCTGAACGAGTTAAAGGAACCAGAGGCGCGCGAACGCCGCGCTATGGCTAACAAGCTGAAGCCGCTCATCGCTGCGCCGCCTGAAACGCTGACAGTCAACCGCAAGGGTATGCACCCCTATGAGTTGGTCAACCGCCTGATGGTGATTGCCTACACCAACGATCCGCTGCCTATCACGTTGCCGACACAGGACAGGCGTTGGTTCTGCGTGTGGACGCACGCGCCGCGTATGTCAGCCACCGCAGCGAACAAGCTATGGGCGTGGTATAAGAACGGCGGATATGAGAAGTGCGCCGCATGGCTGTGGCAGCGTGACGTGTCGCGGTTCAACCCTGCCGCTGCGCCGCCTGTCACGGAATGGAAGCTGAACATGGTCGAGCATGGCATGAGCGTAGCGGAAAGCTATCTTGTGGACATGATGCGCGAGAAGGCGGGCGTGTTTGCCAATGGCGTCATTGGTGGGCCGTTCCACCGCATCTGTGACGCGCTGGCGGTCAACGTGCCGGCTGGCGTGAAGATACCACAGGCGGCGCTCCTACACGCGCTCAAAGAGGCTGGCTGGGTTGACATGGGGCGCATCGCTTGCGTTGACCACCCAACTAAGAAACACATCTTTGCCGCGCCTGACGTGAAGAAGCGGAACAAGTCCGACTTGCGCCGCTTGGCGGAAGACTTGCCCAAGTCGAGCATCATGCCAAACATAGGCAAGAATTGACATGGCTTAACGTGCGATGATATACGTTTAGGGTCGGCTATGCTCCGCTGACCTGATTAAACCCCCGGCGTCCTCACTCCGCCGGGGGTTTTTTATTTGCTTAAACCTTTACAACCCATTCGTGGTTTGAATGAGCCATAGCAAAGGCCGCTTCGTATGTGTCGTAAAGCGTAGGGTTAATGTAGTCTTCCATCATCATCCCGTCGCGTCCGTGGATTTGATATTTCACTATCGGGGTGATGTTAGCCACTTGGCTTTTCCAATACGCTACTGTGTCGCGTTCCGCATTGTCGCTGTTGTGCGCGGCGATGATGAAGCCTTCGACGGAACGATTGCCGTCCTGTCGATCCCATGTGTAGCCTTCTTCAAGCCATACAAGGGCTTTGCCCATCTCATCCCACTCAACCGACTCAATCCGCTTGTCTTTAGCGGCGGCTGCGCGAACGTATTTCGCTGTTAGGTAAGTCATGCTCCACTTTCCTTTTATCAATGTCAAAGAACCATCAAGGCGGTTTCCCGTCTTGATGGCTCATTATAGCATAGTTTGAGGGTAGGTCAAGAACTTTCTTTCCTTTGTTTTCAATGACTTAGAAGAAAGTTGTTTTTAATTATCTTTTGTTTTCAGTTAGTTAAGACCTACCGCAGCCGCGTGACTGTCAGCGTCTTACCCTTGGAGCGCGTCATGTAGAAGCGATCCGTCCGCTCGTTCTGGTTGTGTGCTGAACGGCGCAGGATGTCTTTGTCGCGTTCGGTCGGTGTGTCGAAGACGCGAACCTCACCAACAGCCATTGCGTTTATGCCGTGCTTAGATTTGCGTGTGTCAGAACCGAATGTCATCTATTTCCCATTCATAAATATCCCAGCCGAAGTTTTCATGTAGAAACTGGCGCAGGGTCAATCTGGCTTCCAATCTTCAGGGTAGGGGACTGTCTTGGCGGTGGTTTTGTATAGCCGCCCGTTTTCGTCATAATGTTCCGTCACTGTCGATCCGTCATCGTTCAAGACGACAGCACGGTTGGGGTATATCTTCCACGGCTTGCCCGTCTGGGCGTCCATGCGGTATTTTATCTTAGTCATTATCTTAGCCTTGTTATGAAGGTGACGCCCTCAACAGTGCGACACTTGAAAAGTTTACCATGTCGCACCCCATATTGTGAGGCGTTGCGACTGGTGCGCTTTGCATCGCCGCGCTTGGCGGCTGGCATAGTGCCAACTTCGCCGACCTCTAGCGTTCCCATTGGGTAAAACATCGGGCGGCTCATTTCAGCAGCCCCCGTGCTACGCAGGCTTGACGCAGATGCTCCGGCCTAAACCCCCAGACCTTATAGACGCTGCCGTAGGTCTGGCAGATTAGCGACATATGCCGCTCATGGGCCTGCATTTCAGCCTTGAGGCGCTCGTGCTTCTTAAAGGCGCGGGCGGCTACCCGTAGCAGGTCAAGCTGCGCGTCAATGCCTTTTTCGTCATCATCGGCGGATGGGTCAATTACTTTAATCTCAAACATGGTTCGGTGTCCTTTACAGTTCTATTGTTGTGGTGGGCTTAGGCCGGCGGTCGTTCAGTCGCGCCAGCCAGTAGGCTTGGTCGGGGCCGTGTGACCGCTTGGCGTGATATTTGAACAGCGCAAGGGCTAGGTCATCATATCCCTGTTGCTTGTGCGTCACGATCAGCGGCGATGGTATCATTGGCTTGAGGTTGGGCCGATAGTCGCGCTGCCCTACGCAGGCGCTCTCTATGTCGCGCAGCGTCAGGTTGAGGTTCCGCTCCCTGTTGATGTATTGCATAACCGCCGACTTGTCGGTGATGTAGCTGCTAAGGTGGCGTATCTTGGCGCGTAGGTTCCTATCCATTGCGCTTGTCCTTTTTGCGGTATTTGCCGGTCAATGGGTCGCGCAAGATTGCGTTGCGCTTCCAGTAAAGCAATTCGGCGCTATCGCGCATCCATGCCTTGCGCCAATGGCCGCAAGACTGTTGCGTCAACCACAGGGCGCATAGTGATGCAGCTTGCGCGGCTAACAGCGCCGCGATTGCGATTTGATATTGTGTCATTTTAATCCTCCAATAGTAATGTGAGTAGGAATAGCGCGGCTCCAGCCAGTAGGGCTGTCATTCGGCCATATCGTCCCGTAGGGCGTTATTTTCAGCCACTAGGCGGTCATATAGTATCTGTAACGCTTCTAGCTCTTCCTGTGCGTCTGTGAGCGTCGCCAGACGCTCTCCTAGCACTAGGGCCAGATCGTTGTCGCAATAGCGCGCAGCTTCAGCCAGCGCGGTATCGGATAGCATCCGAAAGTATGTGCGATCTTGTGTCATTGGTCGATCTCCAACAGCATCCGCGCAACATCGCGCACAAATTCATCCGTCACCCGTCCAGTCTGCGCGAAGTTTAGCACCATGCTATCCAGTGCCGTCCGCATGGCTTCATAGTCCTGCTTCATCGCCAAGATTGCGGTGAGGTTCTCAACGCTGTCGTCGTATAGCTTGCCCTCAGTGTTGACAGCGTTGCCCATTAAGACGCAGTCGCTGTTTTCAAGTAATTCGCGGACGGTTCTAAAAATATCAGTCATGGTTCAGTTTCCTTTCAGTGTGTGAATGATTGACCATATCGCCAGCGCACCAGCACCAGCGAATAGGGTTAGGGCGGCGATATGGGCGATCATGCTGGCGCGCCTTCCACATTTACGAAATAGTAACCACCGTCGCCCTTAGCGTTGCCGCCTTGTGCGTAGGTGCCAGTCCAGCCTAACTTAGCGATTAGGGCGTCAGCGGCGGCCCTGTGGGCGTCCTGTGCGTCCAGCTCATAGGGATAGCCGATCGTGACGCTACCGCCCCATGCGCTTGCCTTGATACGCGCGCCCTTGACGTTAGTTGCGCGCAAATATTTGGTTTCGATTGCTTGTGTTGTAATAGCCATAGTTTCTCACTCCTATAATTGGCACTAGCGCCATGAATGCCGCGCGACGGTGAGCCGCGCGGCTAACATGGCGTTAGGCGACGACGGCATCCTTCCATGCTGTGTCAGGCGATGTGTGGCTTGTGCGTATCGGCATCAGGACAGCAAATGCGCTTGGATAGAGCGGGAAGGTAACACCGGCAGGCGATTGTCCGTTATGGTGCAAGTGCGCTTCTAATGAACTCTTGCCGCCTAGCAGCTTGCCGATCTTGCCCATGTCGGCAACATATGCGGGATTGAATTGCGCGACTTCGCCGGACAAGTCGCCGGTCGGGATAACGCGACGCCAGTCGGGGAAAGTCCCGTCAACTGACAGGCAGGACATATCGCCGCAGCGATTTGGGCTTATGTCGATAGTTTCGTTTTTGTATCCTGTCAGCGCGCGCTTCAAGGCATCGCTAGGGATAATCCAGCCTTTAAATTCGGGAAGGTTGCTAACGTCGATTTTGCCACAGAACAGCCGGTGTCCGTCGGTTGAGACGATATAGCCTAGTGGATCCACATAAACGCCATTCAGATAATAGCGGACTTTCTCCGTTGACGCGCAGATAAGCGCAGCGCGCAACAGATCGGCGGAAACGGTGATCGTGATATTTTCGTTTGTCATTTTACTGTCCTTTATTTTACGGTGTAGGCACTAGCGCCATAAATGCCGCGCGACCGTTAGCCGCGCGGCTAATATGGCGTTAGACTATTCGTATCCGTCGCCATCCTCTAACGCGCAGACAAGCCCGTCAAAGTCCTCTGTTGGCCCTAATACGCTTGCCATAGCGCGAACCGTCGAAAGCGGGACGTCATATTCATCCGCTAACATTGCCAGATATTCGGTGCGCGTTTCGGCGCCATACTCTAAATAGCCTTCAAGATTAGCGGCAACTTGTTGCGCTCGAACGGCGCGAAAGTTTGTGATTGTCTGTGTCATTTCGTTTGCTCCTTCACTGATTGAGATATGACAGTCGCATAGTTTGAGGGCATATACAAGCCACAAAATTTGTTGCGGTAAATAAAGTTATCCACAAGTTTGTTGAGGGAAAAAGTTAGGCACTTTGCCGAAAAACATAGCCTAACTTTTGCCTAACTTTTGACTATTTTTGCCTAGCGCGATCGGACGGAAAAATTGTTCGGCAAAAAGTTAGGCAAGTTAGGCTATTTGTTGGGCTATGGTTTCGGCCTAAATTGCCCAGTGAAAAGTGACGGATTTCTGCGTGTCAGCGAGGAAACTGGGCGTTCTGGGTAATGGATTGTTAAGTCAGTAACAAAAAAGTATATAATTAACCTATATGGTTAGAATGTATACTTTCTAAGGATGACTTGTAATCCGATGACCCAGAACGCCTAGTTTTGTTAACAATTGTAAACTGGCTAGTTTGGCTAGTCACCACTCGCCCACGCAAATTGGCCACGCAATCGACCGTCGATTGCATAGCCTAGATTGCCCATGTTGCAGTGCAGCATAGCCAGCCGATGTGTTTTTCTTTACGTTGACGTAAACGTAAAGCAGAAAGGCCAACCGAAAATCTAGCGACTAGTTTGGATTGCTTTTTGCTGCTGGCTGGAGGGGGTAGGGGTGGGGCCTTGGGCCGCGTGACTGTCACGGGCACCTATCGCTAACAATTTTATTTTTTTTGCAATCCGGTTTGCAACACACTATAGTACGCCCAATGACTTTCTACTCACTGCCATTCACACCAGAACGGACGCAAGCCACCGAGGCGCGGCTAGAGGCAATCTATGAAGCTGCCCGCTACGGCCTCAAGGGTGACAGTCTTGCGATGGCCGCTGGATTAACCCCGCGGCAGTTTCGCGTGTTGGCCGACGCAGACCCGCTGGTGGAGATGGCTGAGATCAAAGGCCGCAGCGACGGCGAGTACACCGCGGCTAAGACCATGTATGAAGCGGCGCGCGATGGCGACAGCAAAGCTGCGCTGGAGATACTCAAGCATCAGCACGGCTGGGTAGCGAAGCAGCAGATCGACGTGAACATCGACCAGCAGATTAGCATTACAGGCGCGCTCGAAAAGGCACAGCAGCGCGTCATCGAAGGGACGTATCTTGAGATACCCCAGCTAGAGGATAACACACCAAATGCAGCAGCCGATTTACAGCGCATCGGAAGAAATGGAATTGATGTCGAGGCTGTGGTCACCGTCGATCAAGGATGACCCACTAGCTTTTGTATTGCTGACATTCCCGTGGGGCGAAAAGGGTACGCCGCTAGAGCATTTTCAAGGCCCGCGTAAATGGCAACGCGAAGTGCTAGGGACGCTACGCGACCACATCAAGCAGAACAACGGCAAGATAGACTATGACACCATGCGGCTGGCGATTGCGTCAGGACGCGGGATCGGCAAGTCGGCCTTGGTGTCATGGCTCACGATATGGATGCTGTCCACACGCATCGGCTCGACGACCATCGTGTCGGCAAACTCTGAGGCGCAGTTGCGGTCGGTAACATGGGCAGAGATTACCAAGTGGCTGGCGATGTCACTCAACAGTCACTGGTTCGAGATAGCCGCCACACGCATCATGCCAGCCAAGTGGCTGACGGAACTGGTCGAGCGCGACCTGAAGAAAGGAACACGTTACTGGTCCGTTGAAGGCCGGCTGTGGTCGGAAGAGAACCCTGACGCCTACGCAGGGGTGCATAACTTCGATGGTGTGCTGCTGATCTTCGATGAAGCCAGCGGTATTCCAGACTCAATATGGTCGGTTAGCGACGGTTTCTTCACGGAGAACACGCCACATCGCTTTCATGTCGCCTTTTCCAACCCGCGCCGCAACACGGGCTATTTCTACGAGACGTTCCATAGCAAGCGGGCGTTCTGGCAGACACGCAACATCGACGCGCGTGAAGTCGAGGGTACAGACAAAAACCTGTACCAGCGCATTATCGACGAATATGGGCCAGACAGCTACCAAGCGCACGTCGAAGTCTTCGGTAAATTCCCCAGTGAAGGTGACGACCAGTTCATCGGCGTCAATCTGGTGGACGACGCAATGGCACGGCCCAAGCACAAGGACGAAACGGCACCAATCGCCATCGGTGTGGACCCTGCACGCTTCGGCGCTGACGCTACCGTCATCGCTGTGCGACAGGGCCGTGACATCATCGCCATCAAGCGGCTGAAAGGCGCTGACACGATGGAAGTGGTCGGGCACGTCATCGACGCCATAGAGGAATACAAGCCCGCGCTGGTCGTGATCGACGAAGGCGGGCTAGGTGCGGGCATTGTAGACCGGCTGAAAGAGCAACGGTACAAGATACGCGGCGTGAACTTCGGCAATAAGGCCATGAAGCAGATGATGTACGGCAACAAGCGCGCTGAGATGTGGGGCGCCATGCGGGATTGGCTGAAAACAGCGCACATACCAGCAGATCGGTTCCTGAAAACGGACCTGATAAGCCCGAAGATAAAGCCTGACAGCAAGGGGACGATCTTCCTCGAAAGCAAGAAGGACATGAAGTCGCGCGGGCTGGCCTCACCAGACGCTGCGGACGCTATTGCGGTCACGTTTGCATTTCCTATCGCACACCGCGAAGCACGCGTTGACAAGAGGCGCACGAGCAGTTATTCTCCACAGGGAATATCTACATCATGGATGGGTTCTTGAGCATGGCGGACGCTAAAAAAGGTCTGTACGCAAACATTCACGCCAAAAAGGCGCGTATTGCTGCCGGATCAGGCGAAAAAATGCGTAAACCCGGCGCTAAAGGCGCACCAACAGCCAAAGCGTTCAAAGAGAGCGCCAAAACCGCTAAGAAAGGTAAGTAAATGCCATCAGGTAAAAAAAATATTTACGGCGCTAAAAGCAAAGCTCTCTACAAAGCAGGCGATATGGCAGGCGAAATAGGCGCTATGAAAAACGCCGCTGCTGCTGCCAAGTATGTGAAGCCTAAGCCTGACATGCGCGAAGGCACGACAAATCCTAGCGGCGGTCGCCCAGCAGCCGCATCTAAAATGATGGCTCCAAAGGCTGCTCCAAAGCCCAAGCCAATGCCAAAAGCGCCACAAGTCATCCGTACAACGACGATGATGAAGCCAACGCCAACGGGCAAGAAACGCTAAAATGCCGTTGGTTAAATCGACAGGTAAAGCCGCGTTTCGTAAGAACATCAAGGCGGAAGTAAATGCTGGCAAGCCTGTCAAGCAAGCGGTAGCTATTGCCTACAGCGTCAAGCGCGAAGCTGCCAAAAAGGGTAAGAAATAATGGCTAAACTGCCTACCAAAACCCGCAACAAACTGCCTAAGAGCGAGTTTGGCCTGCCGGGCACACGCAAATATCCGATGCCTGACAAGGCTCACGCAGCAAACGCCAAGGCCCGCGCTACCCAGATGGAAAAAGCTGGAAAACTAAGCGCGTCATCCAAAGCTAAAATTGACGCCAAGGCCAACAAAATCCTTGGCAAAAAAGGCAAGAAATAGCACATGGCCGACCCTACAGGCATCAACACAGCAGGCAAAGTCGCCAACGTAGGCTCTAACCCGCCGAAAACGACCGGCGACGACCATGACAAGATGGCAACCATGCGGTCGCGCCTGCAAATGGCGCAGGCTGCGTACTCTGACAGCCGTGAAGACG